ATGAAACTACGTGAAGCAACAGATGAGTACTTTATATCTCATGATTACAGCTACTTACGTGATGAAACTAAAGCACATTATGCATACCTCATGGGCATTGCTCTCAGCACTAAAGTTGAGGGCAAGACCCTTGCAGAGCGTAGGTGTGATAAAATTTCTACTCGTATGGCAAAACAAGCGTACAATCAATGGTGTACAAAAGGTATACACATGGCTAACCATTTGCTGTCTACCATAAGAATAATATTCAACTATGCAGTGCATATGGAATTGTGTATATCCAACCCATTTGTGGCTGTAAAAAAACGTACACCAGATAGGCGTAAGACAGTGTGGACAAAGGAACAGGTAAAGAAGTTTCTTGATACTGCCTACAGCGACTTTGATACACGTAACGTAGGGCTGATTGCACAGATGGCATATGAGTGGTGTCAGCGTCTGGGTGATATGCGTCTGCTAAAATGGTCTAACATCGACTTTGAACAGCAGACTGTGTACATTGAGCAGTCTAAGCGTAGGGCAGAGGTGTTTCTGCCTATCTCTGATGACCTCTACAATATGCTTGTAGCCCAGCAGGAAGACTTTGGCTTCCAAGAGTATGTAACACCCTCTGTGCGGCCTCAGAAGGGCGTGTACAAGCCTTATACGCTGACCCATCTGCCTCGTGTGGCTAAGATGATACGCAACAAGGCTGGATTGCCGGATGATTTACGGTTATCTGACCTACGAAGAACTGGTACAACTGAAATGGTCGAAGCTGGGGTGTCTATGGGCAATATTATGTCGGTTACAGGACATGCCAACCCACAGTCAGTTAAACCATACATGAAAAATACATTGGCAAGTGCTAATTTAGCATTGACACAGCGTCAAAATCGTGATAAAAGCACTGTAGATGCCGCAAAGGAAGAGTATATATAATGAATATATATAACATTATAAATGATATAGATATAGATAATGGACAAACAAAGAGAATGAATTGTCCTAACTGTGGTGGTTACAAAACATTTACCGTAACCAATAACATGGGTTCTATTCTGTGGAATTGTTATAAAGCTTCCTGTAATGTATCTGGTACAAAGAAAACTCATCTATCCGTAGATGATATAATGAAGTTACGTAAAACTGCTGTCGAAAGTTTAGACAAGTTTGTGTTACCCAATTACGTTGTATCTCATCGTGATGGTCGTCAGTTTATTAAGTGGTGTGCTAAATGGCGCATTGATGAAGACAAGCTTAATTTGTTGTATGATGTAAAAGACCATCGTGTAGTATTTCCTATCGTGCATGACGGTGTTATGGTAGATGCTATTGGTCGTGGTATATCTAACATAATACCTAAATGGAAAAGATATGGAAAAAGTGACTTGCCATACGTAATTGGTTGTGGTAATGTCGCTGTAGTTGTTGAGGACTGTGTGAGTGCGGCTGTGGTTGCAGACATGGGTTTTGTCGGGGTTGCAGTGTTAGGCACTTCTTTGTCAGAGTCACACAAAGCTTACCTCTCACGGTTCTCAACAGCAATAATCGCCCTAGACCCCGATGCGTCACCTAAGACACTGCAGATTGCAAAGGAGTTACGTGGTCATGTAAACACTGTAAAAGTTCTGCGATTGCAGGATGATATTAAATACCGAAACCCCGAAGACCTTGACGGTCTTACTAACATAGGAGAAATGTAATGGAATTATCACTAATACGTACATTGATGGACAAGGAGTTCTACGACAACAATCGTGGGGCTAGGTGTCCTGACCGTCTGTTTAGCAAGGATGCTCGTAAGATTAAACAGACAATTGACAGCGCAATGACTATGTACAATCGTACTATAACACCTTCTGAGGTAGAAGCATTGTTCCTGTCTAATAATCCATCTATAACCACAGCACAAAAGCAATCGTTTCAGCATCTGTTTCGTTGTGTTGCTAAAGAAGAGCCAATGGGCAACGACATTGCACAAGAGGTTCTTTCAAAGCTTTTTCAGCAGGTCATTGGTGAAGACATTGCTAACTTAGGATTTGACTATGTAAACGGCTCACAGACATCTCTTGAACCCTTGCGTATGATACTTGAGCAGTACAATGATGACTTCACACCTGATTTAAATGTTGAGTGGGATGACATTGATATTGATACACTGCTTGACAAGAATGACCTTGAAGCACGTTGGACGTTTAACATTCCTACACTTACAAGTGTTATTGAAGGCGTTAACGCTGGTCACTTGATTGAGATTGGTGCAAGACCCAATACTGGTAAGACATCGTTTCATGCAAGTTTGATTGCTAGTCCGGGTGGGTTTGCTTCTCAGGGTGCTAACTGCATTGTGTTATGTAACGAAGAAGGTAGTCACCGTGTAGGAGCAAGATATCTAACAGCCGCAACAGGTATGTCCATGAAGCAGATTAAAAATAATCCCAGTAAGGCACGTGACTTGTATCATCCAATTAAAGAGAAGATTAAGATTAAAGATTCTACAGGTCGTGACATGGCATGGGTAGAGTCTGTTTGTAAATCATACAAGCCAGATGTTATCCTACTGGACATGGGAGATAAGTTTGCTCGTTCTGGGGGTTTTGCAAGACCAGATGAGGCATTGAAGGCTAACGCTATTCATGCTCGTATGATTGCCAAGCAGTACGAGTGCGCTGTGTTTTATATGTCGCAGTTGTCTGCAGAAGCAGAAGGTAAGATAGTACTCAACCAAAGCATGATGGAAGGTTCACGTACTGGTAAAGCGGCTGAAGCTGACCTTATGGTTCTGATTGCTAAGAACCCTGTAACTGCTGATACAGACCCAAATGCACCAGAGGACATGACACGTCACCTTAACATTGTTAAGAACAAGTTGAGTGGTCGGCACTGTCAGATTACATGTAACCTTGATTCAATTACAGGCAGGTATGTAGCATGATACAACCTGACCTGTTCCAACTTGAAGACTATGACTTAGGTGGAGACAGTAAAGTATGTAGTAAATGCAATAATGATTTACCTCTATCAAGTTATAGTTGGCATTCAGGTGGAAATTACTTGCGTCCTGAATGTAAATCGTGTAATAATGAATTGAGTAAAGTAAGGGATGCACTGAGAAGGCAATATGGTATGCCTAGAGGAGAGTATACCTGTCCTATTTGCCTCAACAATGAAAAGGCAGTAGCAGGTAAGGGCAACACAAAAAATGGGGCATGGGTTATTGACCATTGCCATAACACAGATACTTTTAGAGGTTGGCTGTGTCACAAATGTAATCGCTCTCTTGGTGGATTTGATGATGATATAAACGTGCTACAACGGGCAATAAATTACCTAAAACAGCACAAGGAGAAGCTAAATGAAAGTAACACTTGACGTAGAAAATACAGTAACACATCGCAATGGTAAAATGCACCTTGACCCGTTTGAGCCAGAAAACTCACTGACTATGGTTGGCATTTTAAATGACCAAGGTGTAGAGCATCACTTTTCGTTTGACCATGCGGATGTTCCTAATCAAAAAGATTATCATGAGCGTGTGCAATGGTTCTTAGATGAAGCAACTGTACTCATCATGCACAACGCAGCACATGACCTGCTTTGGCTGTGGGAATCAGGCTTCAAGTATGATGGCCCTGTGTTTGATACAATGCTTGGTGAATATGTATTGCAACGTGGTATTAAAAAGCCCTTGTCTCTTGAAGCTTGTGCAGAACGGTATGAGTTGGATACAAAGAAGCAGGATACACTAAAAGAGTACTTTAAGAAGGGAGTAAGTACACGTGACATACCATATGACGAACTTTGTGAATATCTATCTGCTGACCTTCATGCTACACAGCAATTGTCTGACAAAATTATGTATCGCCTCAATTCTTCTGATGCCGGACTTTTAGGTACTGTAGACCTTACTAATCAGGTATGTGTTACACTAGCTAGAATGTATCAACGTGGGTTTACTGTAGACAGTAATAAATTAGAAGAAGTTAGAAAGGAGTTTGAAGAAGAAAAAAAGGTGTTGATAAATGGATTGCAGAATCATATTGCTACTATTATGGGTGATACACCTATTAATCTTAATTCACCAGAACAGTTATCTTGGGTAATTTATTCACGCAAAGTAAAAGATAAAACTTTATGGGCAAATAGTACAGACCCGTACATGCCCGATAAAGAGTTTAGAAATTTGATTGACACGCACACAGAAAGAATGTATAAGACACGTGCAGTACAATGCAAAGCTTGTCATGGTAAGGGGTATATTCATAAAGTAAAAAAGAATGGTGTGCCATATGCCAAGCCAAACAGATGTGTTGAGTGTAACACTATTGGGTATAAGTTTATACCAACAAACGAACTTGCTGGTTTAAAGTTCAAGCCACCTGCAGCTAAGTGGGCATCGGCTAACGGCTTCACCACTAGCAAACAAAACCTTGAGACATTGGAAAATGTAGCAAGAGCAAAGGGTATGACGGATGCAGTAGAGTTTCTGTCAAAGGTACGCAGACTATCTGCTGTTGAGACATACCTGTCATCATTTGTTGATGGCATTGCGACACACACAAAATCTGATGGCAAGCTACATGTTAGATTGCTACAGCACAGGACAGCAACAGGACGTTTTTCTGGTGCTGACCCAAACATGCAGAACATGCCACGTGGTGGTACGTTCCCTGTTAAGAAAGTATTTGTATCACGCTGGGATGGTGGCAAGATACTTGAAGCTGACTTTGCACAGCTAGAGTTTCGTGCTGCAGCATTCCTTTCACAAGATGGAGTTGCAATTGAAGAAGTATCTACTGGGTTTGATGTACACAGTTACACCGCTGAAGTTATTACCAAAGCTGGTCAGCATACGGATAGGCAGACTGCGAAAGCGCACACCTTTGCGCCCCTTTACGGGGCAACGGGGTTTGGACGCACACCTGCCGAAGCAAAGTACTATGAACACTTCACAAAAAAATACGAAGGAATTAGGTTTTGGCATACCCGATTGGCTAAAGAAGCTTTAAATACAAATATAATAAAAACACCATCTGGACGTGAGTTCTCGTTTCCTGACGTTTATAGGCGTACTAACGGCACTGTTTCTAACTTTACTCAGATAAAGAATTATCCTGTGCAGAGTTTTGCAACAGCAGATATTGTTCCAATATGTTTAATTCATATTGATAAACTGCTTGACAACATGAAGTCATGTGTGGTAAATACTGTACACGATAGCATTGTTATTGATGTTCATCCTGATGAAGAAAGGGCAGTAATTGAGGTTATCAATACAGCAAACAGAAGTCTAAAAGATTTGATTGCTCAAAGGTGGGGTGTAGACTTTAATGTTCCATTGTTATTAGAAGCTAAGATTGGCCCGAATTGGCTTGACACGAAAGATGTAATCTGATATAACTACCAAACTTTCACAGAAGAAGGAGAAAATAAACATGAATGATATAGCGACAATTGACACTAATAACTATGCTGCTATGGCAAAGATGATGGGTATGCAGTCTGAGGGTTCTTCTCAGAAGAAGTCTAATACTCTTAATCGTCTGCGTCTATGGCATCAGCCAGTTATGGGTCAAACTGAGATTAAGGGTCGCATGACTAATGTAGAGGTAATCGAGGGTGGTACGTATCGCCTTGAGGTTATTGATGGAGATAAGTCTGAGTTCTTCTACAGCAAGAACGCTAGGGTTCGCCCATTTCTACAACGGTTCATGCTACGTAGATACATCTCATTTTCTAACCCAAAGCCGGGTGAGCCAAAGGGTACTTTTCATCGTACCATTATGGCAGAGACTTTGAACATGGACCTGAAAGATAACACAGGTAAAGTAAACTGTGGTAAACCTTCTGGTTACATTAAAGACTTCAAAGCCCTTCCTGCAGACATGCAAGACCTTATCCGTCAAATTAAACGTGTGCGTGTTCTGTTTGGTGTAGTTACTTTAGAAAAGGCAATGAACGCAGACGGTGAAATCGTAGGTGATATCACTCACCCATTTATTTGGGAGATTGATAACAGAGAAGCATTCAACACTGTTGGTGAGCCGT